TACTCCAGCGTTGCCGCCGCCGCCACCGCCAGCGCCGCGATTAGCCGTTCCCGCGACTCCGTTAGGCGATGAGTTATTACCACCAGCGCCACCGCCGCCAGCGCCGCCTGCACCATTGTTTGCGCCATTATAGACACCGCCGCCGCCACCGCCAGCGTAAGTTACTGATGATCCAGAATAAGAACTAGATGAACCTGCACCGCCAGCGCCAGCCGTTGCTGCTATTCCAGCAACTCCAACTGCACTAGCACCACCGCCCCCGCCGCCAGTAAAGTTTGTGTTTGCCGGACCACCATTACCGCCTGCAAAACCTTGCGCTGGAGATGCTGTTGCAGAACCGCCAGTATAGTTGGCAGAACCACCGCCGCCCGAACCACCAGTTACGCCGTTGGCTTCACCACCACCGTAACCACCGCCTGTTGAGGTAATAGATGAGAATACTGAATTGCTACCATTACTCGCTACCGCTAAAGCAATGCCACCATTACCACCAGCGCCGACTGTTACCGTTAGAGGACTGTTTAAAGATACTGAAAATGCTGTGCTAGTGAGGAAACCGCCAGCGCCGCCACCGCCACCAGCGCGGCCGCCTGCTGTGCCACCACCGCCAGCGCCGCCTGCAATAACTAAATAATCCACATTTGCAACGGTTGGAGTTGCTGGATTATTAATTGCAGTTAAAAGATTAAGCATTACGCAATAGCCCCTACGACATACCAAGCATCTGTGCCAGTCTTGATACAGGCTGCTGATTTGTACTGAGCCAGCGTAGGACTAGCTGCGGTTGCACCGGCTGAAAGTACTGTTGTAGTACCAGGGGTTACAGCAGAGATTGTGCAAAGGCCAGCGCCGATATTGAGAACTGTGATTACTGTGCCTATCGGATGAGCCACATTTGCGTTAGTAGGCAACTTAATAGCGTTGGCTGAAGCGTTGCTTTGGGTAATTAAAGTCTGATACGAGTCGGCTATGACGGTTGTGTAGGTTGTGCCTGTCTGGGCGTTGAGCGTGAACGCCACTAGCCCGTTGTACATAGCCGCGCTAAGGACATCGCCCGTAATTGCTGGAAAACCTGTTGCCATTTATATCTCCTAGTACGCCATGATAGATGTGCCGATTATACCTGATACAGCCGAGCCTATGATGAAGCCCTCGATTATTGGTTCTAGTGTTGTAACAGTTACCTTCATGGAATTAGGCGTTATATTCCAGTCAAGCCCCTGCGCTTGTAGTGTCTTAACGATAGTTGAGCCATCTGGCTGAACATTTGTAATCTTTAGGTTTGAAAAGTAATCCAGAGCCAGCATAGTTGCAGTTGGTACATCTGGATCAAGAAGATCGACAGTCATAGCATCGATGCGGATCGTAGTCTCGGCTCTAGTTGCTACATAAATCCTGGCTATATTTAGGGCATCTGCATCTGTCTGAGCAACCAGCTTAGATTCGTTTAGTTGATGCGAAAAGAACTTAGCGATAGAAGCTGCATTCTCTGCCACCTGCTGTGTGCCGCCAACAATAGTCATTCCTGCGCTGTTAATGATTAACTTATCGTCAAAGGCAAACACCAGGTTTGTGTAAGGAATGCCAGTAGTCTGATCAAACTCAATAGGAGTCTCGCCATACTTTTTGATTACATTAGTGCGACTTAGGAAGTTGGCTGTGCCTTCTGAGTCAATATAGAACGCGCCTTGCTCGGAGAACTCTGCATTCTTTAGCGCATCAAGGGAAGTCCGAGAAGTACCAGGATCAACCTGGCAGGTTGTATCGCCGGTATCTATGGTTCGCATTGAGGCTGGCCAAGAGACTTGATCTAGAATTTTACCTATGCGTGTGCCAGTAGCTTGTCCTGCTGTAGCGCTTGCCACCGTTGTAAGGCTTGCCTGTTGCATCAGTCTGAAAGCATCTGTGCAGACAATATCTACATAGCCAGTCTCTTGGTTCTGAGGATAGGTGTACTTATATTCAGTTGTATAGCCAGAGAATAAGAAGTAGCCAACATTATTTACTGTTGCTGATACGCGCAGCTTGCGAAGCGGAGTTAGGAAACCAAAATAAGGAGATGAAGTGTTTTGAGGATTAAAGTAGGACAGAGGATCGAGGACTCTAACTATGCAACTGCCAGCCTCATAAGTATCTCGCATGATATTGCGGCCGCGCTTAATGCTGATCGAGTAAACATCTGGAGTTAAATCAACCGTTGGCTCTGGAGTAGTTGTCGCAGCTAGTGTGCCAGTACCCAGTACGCCGTATTTAGCATCGCCAATAGTAAACGGATAACCGAAAGTTGCTCCGCTGGTGAAGTCGAAGGATACGGATATTTGAGCAGGCAGGGTCATAGCGTTGCGAATGTACCTGTGCGTCTAGCAACCAGAGAACCTGCTCCGCTTAATGAACTGTTGATCAAGCCATTGCGTACTGCATCGACCAGTTCTCCCTCTGATACGACTGATCCAGCAACATTGACTATAACCGTTCCAGGTTGATTAAATCCAGCACCTAACTTGCCGCCTGGAGTTTGTGGCAGGAAGTCGCTTGGATCAAACATTCCGTTGCCGTTAGACATTGATGTGCCGGTTACTGCGGCTGTGCCGCCGCCAGTAGTTCCGCCTACTGCAATTCTCTTAACCTGAGCCTCAATCGCATTAAGGTAACTAGCCCAAGCAGAAAATGGGTTCTTAGCATCTGGCAAGTCTCTTAGATAAGCCACTAAGTCTGCCGTCAATCCTTGAGATTTAGCAAGTTGACCAGCTAGTTTAGAAGCCTCTGTTGAGTTGCCGGTAAGAATTGCTAATTGTAATTCTAAGCGAACTCTTTCCTCGTCTGTAATCTTGCCTTTAAGGGCTGCAATAACGGAAGTCTGCTGCTGATCAAATAAAGTGCCAGCCTTTTTTAGTGCATTAGCTTCTTTAGCAGCTTTGAGTTCAGCCTTTTTTGCAGCCAATAATTTAGCCTGTAAAGCATTTTCTTTTCTGTATTGATCAATACGATCCCAAGCCGCTTTTTTATTTAATTCTGTTTGGATTGACGGAATAGCGCCCATAAAGGGTGCAGACTTGCCAGCACTTTCACCCAATGCTTTAACAGCTGCAAAGTCTCCGCGGAGTATTGCTAAGAATTGACCAACTCCCACGCCGAAGTTTCTTTGAAACTTAGCAGCAGCTTGAGATAAATCTTCAATAAAACCTAATGTGTTGTCAAACCCTTTAGTTCCGCCGCCGCCTATTGCAGTTAAACCTTCCAGAAAACCTTTACCTAAAGTTTCGTTAGCATTAGCAATCGCTACATTTAGGCGATTAAACTTACCAGAATAAGTGTCTACTGCTACAGCAGCCTGACCACCAAACAGCGAGTTAATTTTTGCCTGGACTTCCTCGAACTTCATACCTTTTAGTTGTGCTTGCGTTAAGCCCAAACCGTACTTAGCAAGTGCGCGAGTCTGACCTACATAACCTTTTGATAAATCTCCTGCAACGGTTACGACATCTATTCCACTTGCGGCTGACAGATCAAGCGCTGTTTTAAGCAAAGACTGAGATTTAGCGACATCTCCAGTAGTAGTAAGTAAACGCTGAAAGGCTGGGCGCAGTTGATCATCAAGAACACCAAACTGCTTTTCGAGGTCAGCAATAAAGGTTTTAACTGCTGGATCAGCATAAGCCAAGCCTAAGTTATTTAATGATCGACTGAGAACGCGAGCTGCTTTGTCATCTGCTGCAAAAGCTTTGGCTGCATTAAATTGGGATCGAGCTAAGCGTTGAGCGGTAAATAAGCCGAGAAAAGATTTAGATAGCGTCTTAACTTGATTATTAAGTCCTATAGTTGATTTACTAGCATCGGCAAAAGCCTTTTTGCCAGAGAATACCGAGGCAATATCTATCTTTAGATCAGCCATTATTTGCCATCCGTTCTTGATCTAAACTTGCCCGCTGAGTTTTCTATTGCTTTAATAACGGCAGCAGTTACTTTGCCTTGATCTTCTGCAAATGCTTTGAAGATTACGCGACCAGTCATCTTGCGGGTCGATCTGCCAACCTGTCCTTCTTGACGCGGGCGAGCATTAACTAAGCCGCTTAAAGAATTAGCGCGGGCGATAAATTGCTTTCCAGCGTTAGGGTTAAGCGACTTGTTAACTTTGTTTGATGTATCAATATAATCGCTAAAGACTCCGCGAGTAGAAGCTTGAGATGGTTGTCCTGTCGGGTTCTTGCGACCTGCTGTCTCGTATATTGCTCCACCGGCGGAACTGTTAATAATACGAGCAAGGGATACGAAGCCACGCTTGTTAGGCTTAGACGGGCTAGTGGAGTATTTAACTCCGCGCTTGGCTTCTGTCTGATCGTATTTAGGAAAGTGGCGATAATTAGTTGTTTCTGTTGAGGAACTAGCTTTAGTCCATCCTGATAACTGCGATGCTGACGCTGGCATAAAGCCCCGAGCCTTATTTGTAATTGGCTTTAAAGCAGCCGACATTTCTTTAGTCTGTGCTTTGGCTAGATCAGGCTCAAATTGTCTTAGGGCTTTGCGAAGTTTATCAGCGCCTTTTAGTTCGACTGGCATCGCTCTGCTCCTTCGCTCTATCCTTCAGGGCTTGGATTAAAGTCCTGAACATTGTGTGATCTAACTCGATTAAAGTTTGGGGCGAGAGCCCTGTCTCTAGCGATAATCTCGCTACGAGATAGGTGAAGGACTCCCGCGTTACTCCAAAGGGTCATCATCTAGTACCTCGACTCGCGTCAATGTATCTAGAAAAGACTCCCCGAAGGGTTTTACGGTTTCACCCGAACGCCGAATTGCTTCCCAGCAGAGCCAATATACATCGGTCTGCTTTTCATCATCTCTAAAGGCTTTGTGGAAACCCTTCTTAGCATGAGCCTCGAAGGCGTACTCGATCGCCGGAGTGATCTGGTACTCGTTAACGCTTCCGTCTGCCCTTGTTACCTTTAGTTTTGCCATTTCTTTGCCCCTTAGTTAGTTATTAGGAAGTGGTGATTACTACTGTGCCGTTGACTGTCCAGGTTACTGACTGTGTACCAAGGTCTGCAACTGCGCCGTTGATGTCTGTCGTATTATTTACAAGACAGGTCATAGTATATAGAGGGTTAGTCGCTGATGTAGCTGCTGAAGTCTGCTTTAGAGTTACTGATACTGAAGTTCCCCAAGCAGCCTGAAGTGTCGCTAGAGTTTCTGATGCTGCTGTATCGTTTAGGAAGTCAATAGTTACAGATGATGCTTCCAAGCCCTTGACGAACTTGTGGCCGCTATCGCCCATTGCTGTTACTTCAAGTTCATCAAAGGTTCTGTTTAGCGTTACTGATGTTACATGGTCTGAGAGGTCAACCGCATTAACAGTAACCTGAACTCCATTATTTAGAAATACTGCCATTTTGGTTATTCCTCATCTTTCTTAGTTGCTTGTTTAGGTGCTGGTGCTGGTGTCGCAGGAGTCTGACCAATCTTGATCAGGAACTCTGCTTGTTCTTTTTCCCATTCATTCATGGTTAACTCCAACTCGTTAGAACTGAGACTTGCAGGGAGCAAGTCAGTAATGTCGCCGATGCGGCATCAAGAACGCTAGGAGCGCTCACATCTCCCACATTATAGACGATCGAAGAGGCTGCCAGTTTGTTAAACACAGCTACTAGCATCTCCTCAATTCCATTTAGGTTACCTTCATTATCAAGCAAAGGCACGAATACATTTATATTAAAATTAGCAAGCGGGGCAATCGTGTTGTAACTATTGTTATTAGGAGTTACATAAGGATCAGCCGGTGAAAGAACTACGCTGTTGGCAATAGGCGTGGCTGGTGGGAAACTAAATACTGACCAGAGTGTGTTATCGACTAGAGCTGCTGCAATAGTGGCGCGAAGTGTTGAGATCGCTGCTGTCATCGCTAACCGATCTGCGCATAAGGCGATAGATAAGGCGCGAGAAGGCCGCGAACGCGAGCCAGCAAAGTGTTAGACATTGTGAACGGGCTAGGTGCAAACCCATCAACTGTCATGCCCTGGCCGCTTGGCGCTTGGCGCGCTTGCCAGATAGCTTCGCAGATTTGCAGGGATGCTTGCTTGACGGCATCGATGGTTGTGTAATCTGCTTGAGTTGTGCCAGAAACTACCCCTAGCGGAACTACTGGATGATAACCTTGCTCGGTTGGAGTGCCTGTTACTGCAAAAGTGATCGATTGTACATCTACTGCTGTAATGGTCTTTGTGCCATTAAAAGGTGTGCCATTTTTTGTTATGACCACGCTTTCGCCAACATAAAATATATCATTTACTCGTTGATTAAAATAAAGAGTTCCCTCTGTTGTTGTGTTGCTGTGTGCAACATTGTAAGTCTCGTTAGTAAATAGGAAGGGCAACATAACATCATCTGCTGCATCGCAGACTGACTGTAGAACCGCATCTGTATAGAGTGTGCCAACGCCAAGGGCACTTCTAAGAGTTGCGACTGTTGTTACGCTCATGTGATCCTTCCTAAAGACTGGCTGGGTAGAAGGGCACTACCCAGCCAGCGACTTAATGGGTTTCTATCAGGTCTTGTTGATACCGAAC